CGTCATAACACACAACGTACAAGCTCAACTTTAACCCCCTGACACTAAACTATAGGTTAAAGTTCTTGATTACACTTAGTAATCGCCATACATGGTCTCGTCTAACTCATTCCATGTAGGTAAATCTGGTTTTCCATCAGCAGGAAAAACTTTATTCAAGTATTTACTAACACACATAAGCATTTTATGCCTATACCCATTATAGGTTCTCTTACCATGTGAGTGTAAATCTCTCAGCGAATCTCTAAAACATTGATAGAGATGGACATCGGTTGGGATGTTTTTCCGTTTCCAATTTAATCGTTCTAAACACGATTCAAGTGGTAACTTATTAAGCATTAATTTCCTCGATGGATGAGGAACGAAATAAGCTTTTAAAAAGGTAGCCTCGTAGATCGAAAGATGATCGTAACTATCGCTATCTTTTGATGCAGGAGTAAACTTAATGTTTAATTTAGTATACTCTTCTTGCATTTTCCTAAAAGTTAATTCATCTTTAAGCTTATCATTAACCGCAAGAATCATGTCATCACCATAAGTGCATAGATAACAAAAACGCCTAAAATCACTTAAAGGACGTCCTGTTATCTTCTTAAACACGTAGCGAATGTAAATCTTGTTCACTAAATCGTCTATTTCAATAGTTAAGGCAAAACCTGAAGGTATACCCGCAACTTTACGAAACAATGTATTTCGAGCAAGATGTAAACCACTACACATTTCCTCAAACAATATGGTTCGCATTTTCTTACAGTACTCATAATCTGCAGCTTGGCCGAAATGTGTGAAATACCATTCTTCAATAATTCGAAGAACCTCATACATCACATCTCGAGCCAAAGTATCACCAAAAGCACTGTAATCTCCTACGATTATATTTTGTCCTCGCTTAACTAATCTTTGAAAAAGTTCATTCCATTCAAGACTCTTAGTATTAATACCAATTGCTGATTCATTATTAAATCTCGAAGCTGAATAAGCAGCTTGCCACACTCCAAAATATTTCTTGGTTGCCCAAGAGTTTTGGACAGGGGCATTAGAGAAGATCCGATTCTTTCCCTGTTTTACTTTTTCTACATCTAAGGTTTGATCCTTAAGCGTAGTAATAAAAACAGTCAAAGGTACCTCTCCTCTAATTCGTTGTTCTTCAGTCGATTTCAATATTTTCGTCAACAAAGGATGCATTTTCTTAAGAATCCTGCCTTCACTTGTTGTTTCAAAATCGAATAACCAGCCTTTACCTGACATATCCTTTCCGGGTTTTCTAAAAAGCTCGAAATGTTTGGGTTCCTGTCTAAAGAAATTCAAAGGAAATCCTTCCGACGACTGGATATTAATAGCCGTCAGTTCCTCAATGCCCTTCACACCTCCAAATATCTGTTGGTCTGACAAAGTTTGATTCCTACTTGCTAAAACAGGTTTTGTATAAACCTGAAGCATATCGGAAACATCATTTGCACACTCCTCCAGTATTGAGGCTTCAAAAGCATTAGGTATCGTAGAATACTTAGCAAGTGCTAACGACATGGGATCTCCTGCTTCAACAGGAACCAAGGGAGCTGGACAAACTGTAG